TAGATAGAATGGTTGATGTTATATGTACAGAATGTAATCATTCTTTCAGAAGGAAATCTGGGCTTTTGAATAATTCAAGATGCCCAAAGTGCAATGAGCATGGGGTTGTTGATGCAATTACTTATAACCTTATGAAAAGGCCAAGCAATGGCTCATAGGCACGACCATTTAAACTATTTTGAATTGATTTATTATGGTTTAGATAATCAAAACGGCATAAGATACAGCAACTATAATAAAAATGCTGAAAAAAATGCCGACAGAGAAATAAGAATATGTCCAAAATGTGATAGGGTTTATCAGATTTATTGTTTAGGGCATAGAAAATACAACCAATTTAACTATAAAGATTTCCCCAGATATGGAAAAGAAAAAGAAAAATGTGCAATCTGCAGAAAATTGGACGGAGAGAAAGTATTCTTTACTTGGGATCGTGGGCGTCGCACAAGCATACCTATCAGTAGATTTTGTGTTGGATATAAAGAAAGAGATGTTCGGAACAAAAAGAAAATTAAACGACCTGGAAGTTTGGGAGCTAAACCAACTGATCGGAGAGTTGAGGAGAGCGTATGCTAAAAAAAAGTTTCGGATCATTGGCAAAGCTGACACCAGTTGAATTTCATGAGGGAATGTATTTTAAGAGAGATGATAAATTTGCACCTTTAGGTTATGGGAATATAAACGGAAGCAAACTTCGCCAGGCTGTTTACCTTGTGGAAAAATGGATAAGAGAAAAAAACATTAAAGGGATTATTAGTGGTTCAGTCTCCCAGTCTCCGCAGCATGCTTTTATATCAGAAATTTGCAAACACTATGGACTGGAGTGCGTCATAGTCCATGCTAAGAAAAATATAGATGAAAGCCCTTATTTAAAATTAGCTAAAAATAATGGTTCTAAATTTATAAAATCAAAAGTAGGTTATGCGAAAACTCTTGGTGCGATTGCACGGAAAGCACTTGAAGATTTTCCTGGGTATGAATATTTAGAAACCAATATAACCCTTGATGAGAAAATAAATAGCTGGGAAGACATTGAAAGTTTTCACAGAATAGGATCGTTGCAAGTTAAAAACATTCCCGAACATATTGGCACTCTAATTATCCCCTGCGGTTCTTGCAATTCTGCGACTTCAATACTATATGGGCTGGTTAAGTTTCCAAAACCAAACATAAAAAAGATAATCTTGATGGGGATAGGGAATTATGGTTCGAGCAATATAGGGTATGTAGAAAACAGGTTAAAAAAAATATGCGAAATTAAAAATTTTAATATAAAAGGCTTCTTTGATTTTAAGTTTAAAAGTGATAATTTAAGCAAGCACAATATGTCATACTACAATTTAAATGGAGAAGGGTATTGTAAATACACAGACACAATGGAAGAAAAAGCTGGTGGTATCGAATTCCACCCAAGATATGAAGGCAAATGTATTCGATATTTAAAAGAATATAAAGAATTTGATTGGAACAAAAATTCTTTGTTTTGGATTGTTGGTGGTGATATAGTAAATTAAAAAAAGGGAAATAACATGCCAGAAGAAAAAAACTACATAAATGGAATAATAATAAAAGAAAAGGTATTTGATAATGGAGGAAAGCAATTAAAAGTTAGTGTTGCAATATCAGACCTGATTAGGCAATTATCAGATATTAAAGATAAGTCCGAAAGTGATTGGGCCAATCTTATTATAGCAAGAAGGAGAGAGCCATCGGAAAAAGGGGTTACTCATTACACATACGAAGACACTTGGAAACCAAGCCAAAACCCAGTTGATCAGCATAATTCAGATTATGGCCAAGAGCCAAAAAATAAAGATGCTGATGAACTGCCTTTCTAATGGTTGAGCAGGAAACATTATTTGACATGACCCCAGATGAGAATACTGGGGAATTAGAGCAAACAGAAATAGAGTATTTGCAATTAGCCTTTTCTGATGATAAAAAAAAAGAAATAATAATAATGATGGAAAGTATAATCAAGCAAACCGACTATGAAGTGTATGCTGATTTATTATTTAATTTAGTAAAGGATAAGTTTGAAAAAAATAACAGCTAAATACCATTTGACACATGAAGAGACTAAAAAATTAGAAGGAACTTTTATAGATTCAAGCCATTATGATCAAGTTGTTGATTATGATTGCGATTGTTATTCTGAATCTGGAAAGCCTCTATTCTTTTTTAGGAAAAAATATATTCCCGAAGAAATTCTTTACAATGCGTATAAGTCTATGGAGGGTGCGGCCGCAAGGTCAGACAACAGGGGAAAGGCAAGTGGTGGAGAAAGAAAATTTCACATAACATCTGATGGTAAGCAAACAAAAATCAGCAGAACTTTCATCCCAGGAACGAATGAATTGCTAAAGGTTAATAGTGGGATAGCTGGCTATTTTGACAGGTCAGCCCATTTTGATTTCTGCAGAACAACTGCCTTTAATAAACAACACCTCGACAAATTTGAAAAAGCAATCCCATTGATTGAATTCGTTGATAAAACTTTTGAAGAATTAGTTCCTGAAAGATATAGGAAACAAAAAGGCATGGCAAAAGCTACGCACCCAAATTTTAGAATAAAAGATACAGCCTTCACAACAGTTACGATAAATAAAGATTACAGAACTGCAGTCCATACGGATGCAGGTGATTACGCTGAAGGGTTTGGGAATTTAGTTGCATATTGTAAAGACATTGAACCAGCTTTATTTGTGCTTCCGAGATTTAGAGTGGCCATAGATTTGAGGACTTGCGACTTATTGTTGGTAGATGTGCACCAGCAGCATGGCAATACAGAAATAATAAAGAAAACTAAGGATGCGATCAGGTTGTCTTTTGTAATGTATTATAGGGAGAATATGTGGAAATGCGGAAGCCCTTCAGAAGAATTGAAAAGGCATCAGAAGAACCAAAGGAGGGTAGCAATGGAATATGCAGGTTTAATTTGATAGATAATATTAAGCAGAATAAAAATTTAGTTGAGGGGTTAGACTTTAGAAAGCCTCAATATAGAAAAGAGGTTTTTTTAAACTTTTATGAATTTCATCTAAAATACAAAAGCCACCCAGGTTGCGTATATTACATGATACCATCATTAATAGATGAATTGAAAATTAATATAGAAGGGCAATATTGGCTGTGCTATTTAAATGGGGTCACCCAAAATATGTGCACCACTTTAATCTTATATGATAAATTTCCTGATTATAGAAATATAAATATCAAAGAAATAGAAGAATGGCACATTAACAACTGGAGAAAGTTGGATTATGATACAGACAGGAGGTACCAGAAGGGCCATCTTGTTAAAATGATAAAAAATTATAAAGAAACAGTTGGAGAATCTCAATATTGGTTTTTTAAAAATTTAGTGAAGGCGAGCGATAATAAATACCAATCATTTCATAAAATTTGGGATAAAGTTTTTAATGATTTTTTTATGTTTGGGAGGCTTTCGACATTTAGCTATCTTGAATATTTAAATATATCAAATCTGCATATAGAGCCTGACAATTTGTTTTTAGATGATATAAGTGGGAGTATGAGCCATCGGAACGGATTGTGCAAAGTTCTTGGCAGAGATGATTTAGATTGGCACAAATCAAATAAAAAAATAAATGAAAAGCAAGTGGTCCACACCAAGCCAATAATAAAAGAATTGAAAAGGTTTGGCGAGCAGCTGCTAAAAGAATCTAAAGTTAGGTTCAAAAATAGGTCTTTCTATAAAGATGTAAACTATTTTACTTTAGAGTCAACGCTATGCACTTTCAAATCTTGGTTTAGGGTAAACAGGAGGTATCCGAATGTTTATAATGATATGATGTATAGTAGAATTAAAAAAGCTGAAAAAAGCTGGGGAAATAAATTTGATATTTTATGGGAAATTAGAGATAAAAATCTGCCTGATTATTTATTAAAAGAAAAAAATATTGATGACCCTGGGTGCAGTAAGGCGAAGCAGAACTGGTTTAGGAATACAGGAGAAGTTGTAATGATGGATAAAGAATTTAAATATTTTAAAAACAATTTTAATAAAGAGCATCAAGAGAAATTATGCTTAAGTTGAATTTAATAGGTGGTGAGCCTTGTGCTGGAAAGTCTACGATTGTTAAGTATATTAAAAATTGCAAAGAAATAAATATAGAATTTAAATACAAAAAAATTGTTAGAGGTTATTATTCCAAAGATAATACTTACTGTATAATTGGTGTCTATGAAGGTGGAATATTTGATGGTACTGACAGATTAAGTATGTCAGTTCAGCCAGTTTTGATTGAATGGGTTAAAGAAAATAAAAATAAGTATAAGAATGTTTACCTTGAAGGTGATAGAGTTTTTAAAAGTTCTTTTATTGATGCCTGTAGGCAAATATTGGGAGATATAAATATAATTATAATAAAAACAACTGAAGAAAATAAAAATGAGCGGCACAAAAAAAGGAAAGATAATCAGTCTGAAAAGTGGCTAAAATCTAAAAAAACTTCAGTCTATAATATAGAAACTAAATATAAAACAATAATTTTAAATAACAATTCGCCATTAGATAAGTATGAAATTGGGAACAGGTTGCTTTCTAAATCTGTTTTTGATAATTATAATGAACCAATTCAAAAAAATTTATTTGACATAAACCCTGAGGATGCTGCCAAATTTTAAAAAGGAATATTCATGCCAGAACCAAGCCACAACCCTTGCCCAATGTGCGGACATTCGGACGACCAAGAACAGGAATACTATATACAAGATAAATTACAAAGGGCTATTGACAATCTTAAATTTTTAAATTTAGGCTTTTCAATGGCTTTTTTTATGACTGAGTATGAAGAAAAAGTGTTTTATCATCGGCAAATTAGAAAATGTAAATTTAAAGAAATTGCTGAATTATTAAATAAATCTGAAGGCTCAGTCAAGATGGCATGGAAACGCTGTAAACTGCGTAGCGATAGGGCTTTAGCAGATTCTATCTTGTAAAAAGTTTACTTTTTGCCTTATATATGAGGGGTATTTATACCTTACTCGTGAAAAAGTAATGATAAAAAAGCACGAAAGACAGAAAAAATAATGCCTTTGCATGATGTAAAATGCTCTAAATGTGGCCACATCCAAGAGCTGTTTTTTCAGCCTGGAGATAGACCTTCAACTTATGCTTGCGATTGGTGCGACAGGGTTCAAGACTTTAAACCTTTATTAAGTTCGCCAAGAATTGTAATGGCTGGAGAAAGGCCTGTTGAAACAGAATTGGAAAAATCTGCAGCCGATGGTTTATTTTAAATGCCTAATAAGGCAGCGAAAATGCGGAAACGGAAAAAAAGATTGTTAAATATAAAGCTAAAAAGTCAAGGGCGAACTGCTAATCAATACAAAAAATATATAGAAAAACAAAAGGAAAGGGGCGATCGTGGTTTATTTTAAAAGAAAAGATGGCTCAGTATTTGGTAAAGAAAACCCATCTAAAGAACAAATGGAAGCTTATAAAAAAGATGGTTGTAAAGTTTGCGATGCTGAAGGAAAACCTGTAAAAGCCAGTAAAAAGAAAGAAAATTAAATGCCTAAAGGAAAAGGAACTTACGGAAAGAAGGTTGGGAGACCGAAGAAAAAAGGTGTTGGGAAATCGAAAAAGAAAAAGCGATAGCATTAAACTGTGAGTTGGTAGGCTTGAGAAACTTAAAAATATCCCATAATTGGCGAATTGAGATTGATGTCTTTGAGGTTGAGCAAGAAAAAGTTAAAGAATTGGTTGACCTAATTCAAAAACCTATTGCGATTGGAATTGTTCCTTTAGAGGAATAAAATAACATATTAATAACATGCCTTTTGAAAAAGGAAATAAAATTGGGAACAGGTTTAAGCCTGGCGAAGTTAATAATCCAAATGGTAGAAGGAATGCGGCCAGGGATATTTTAAATAAGATTCTTGATACTGAAGTTGATGAAAAGACTAAACGGGAAAAGCTTTTGGATAAATTAGTTAGTATGGCTAACAGGGGAAATTTAAACGCTATAAAAGAAGTTTTAGATCGTACAGAAGGAAAGTCAACTGAATATATTATTACTGAAGAAGTGAAACCAATTAGAGTCTTAGAATTTGATGATGATATTTTAGATGAAAAAGAAGGCTCTTAATAGCCCCTTACAAGGGTATAAATATAAATATAAAGATAAAGTTAAATGAAAAGATAAATGTAAATGAATGAATCTGATTTTAACAAAAGAGAGGAAAGAGGTTCTAAAACATCCAGCCAGGTTCAAAGTAATTACGGCAGGGCGAAGATTCGGAAAGTCGGTACTGGGATTGATGTTTCTTTTAAAGGGGGAAATGTTGCAGGGCGAAAATCGTTGGTATATAACACCGACTTACAGGCAAGGCAAACTAACAGTATGGCCAATACTAAAGTCAATTATAAGAAACCAACCAGACTGGAAAATCAACGAGACGGAATTGAGTTGTACTCGGTCAGGTGCTACGATTGCGATTAAGGGATCAGATGCAAGTGATAGCCTTAGGGGTGCAGAATTAACAAGGTGTGTTTTAGATGAATACGCCTATCAGAGGTCTGGAGTGTTTGAAGAAGTGATTTATCCTATGCTTACAACAACCCATGGAAACGCTTTAATGATTGGCACTCCAGATGGATTCAGTAACAATAATTTTTACGATTACTTTTTAAAAGGGCAAGGAGAAGATCCTCAATGGAAATCTTGGCAGTATAAAACCATTGATGGAGGTTTTGTAGACCAAAAAGAATTAGATCTTGCGAAAAGCAATTTAGATGAAAGGGCTTATCGTCAAGAGTTTATGGCAAGTTTTGAGACAGCTGCAAATCGTGCAGCGTGGGCTTTTAATAGAGATGAGCATATTAAGATAGCAGATGAAAGCAGTTCATACTGGGTGATTGGCTTGGATTTCAATGTGGATTATATGAGTGCAGTTTTGGCTAATGTTTATGGAGATGGTACAGTTCATTATGTTGATGAAATAAGACAGCGAAATAGTTCAACTGAAATGATATGTAAAGAGATGAAAGAAAAGTGGCCCAAAGCTAAAGAATGTTATCCAGATCCAGCAGGTTCGGCAAGAAGCACAACTTCACATAGATCTGATCATCAAATATTAAAAGATTATGGATATTCAGTTTATGCAAGGAAAGCACACCCAAGCCATAGAGATAGATTAAATGCTCTTAATAGAAAATTAAAGGATGCTAAAGGTAAAATAAAAATGACCATAGATCCTAAATGCACATATTTAATAAAAGATTTAGAACAAGTTCAGCGAGATAGAAAAGGAGGCATTGATAAGGCTAATATTGAATTGACTCACAGCCTTGATGCCTGCAGTTATTTAATAGAATATAAATGGCCCATAGTTCAAAGGATAGCAACATCAATACAATGGTAAAAGAACTATGATAGTAGAATCAAAAGATTTTGTAAGAAGTGGATTAAAAGATTTTTTATCCGATATTACAACTGACAGTATAGAGGAAAGATATAGATCATTATCTTATTATGAGGGAATGCAAGGAGAGATGGAAACAGACTTGGGTAAATATTTCCCAATAAAGTCTTTAGAAGTTCCATTAATTGTGCAAAACATTACATCTAAGCTGATCAATGCCAGGGCGATTGGATATAAAACCCCACCAGTTCGGACTAATGAAAAGTATTTAGAGAATGTGAAAAACTTAGACCAAGCAATGCTAACTGCTGAACGCTTGACATATTTATTAGGTTCACATTTAATTCGCAGCAGGTTTAATGAAGAAACAAATGTTCTTGAATATGATCAGATAATTGAATTCGAACCTATATTTGAATCAAGAGCAAGAAAACCTTTTGCCTATGTTTATCCAATTTACAACCATGGCCAATCAAGGGAAAATGAAGTTGTATATGCTTATTGGTCTGCTGATGAACATTTTTTAGTACATCAAAACGGAACGATTGAATCGGTCAATGAAGGGAATATTAATCCCTATGGAATTTTACCTTTTACTGTCTGCCATAGGCATCCCTATACAACTGATTTTATTCGCAATGGGGCAAGCGATATTATAAATGCCAATTTAATGATTAATCTTTTGATGACCGAATTAGGCTTGGCTATGAGATTACAAGCTTTAGGTCAGCCAGTTATTTCAGGAATAGATAATGCAAATCAAGTTTCTTTGGGAGTGGACAAGCCGATGGTTCTGCCAGAGGGTGCATCATTTCAATTTGTTAGCCCTGGAGCAAATATTGATTCTTACATCAACGCAGTTAGGTTCTATGTTGATTCGGTTGCTTACAATAATAATCTTAAAGTCAAATGGTCAGTAGGTC